GGTGTTTTAGTCCCTTCCAGTTCATCGTCCGGGCTGGGAGCGTCCGTGGTTTTTGGCTTCACTGTCAGTTTTTCAGACAATCCGCCTAATTCAAAGATAGCTTTGACAGTTTCTCCCCGGTCTATCAACCCGCGATAATGATCCGCCTTTGCCTTGTTTTTACCAAGGAAGTAGATCATTAACTCGGATTTAGGGAAGGACGCGATTATATCCTGTACCGCATCCATGCCCAGGTATTCAATGGCCTTGTCCTCCGTTGCATTGTAATCACGAGCACCCAGCTTGACGGAGCGTTCGTAATGCTCGGTTTGGCGGTCCTTGCGTTCCAATTTCCGCGTTCTTACATCCTCCGCCTTGTTGACATTGTTGAGCCGTCGATCCATCCTTTGGTCGAAACGCCGGTCTTCATGCTCATTGCGTTTCTTGATAAATTCTGGATCGTTTTGGCCCAACTCAAAATCATCGGGTTTTGGAGGCTGATCCGAAATCTTCTCCCCGGCTTTATAAACATCAAGTTCGGCTTGAAGTTTATCGGCACGCAATTTTTCGGCATTGGCTCGGTCTTTTGCTTCGTTCTTAACCTTGTTTACCTGGTTGATCCTGTCAGAGATATTCTTAGTTTGATTGGTCTTTGGGGCTTGCGATTCCCCGCCTTCTTGGACGATCTCGATACTGTCAGACATTGCAGGAGCTTTTCCTTCCCCGCCCTTGTCTTCACCCTCATCGCCGGGATTAGCTGTATCCTCTGCGTTTAGGTCAATTTCGATATCGTCTTCAATGGCTTGCGCGTTTTCTTCTGCTCCCATGATTTTATCCTCGCTCATGTTTAAGAGGGGGCCGTTTCCGGCTTATCCGTTTAGCGCCCGGCGGCGGTGTTAGAACGTACTGCTATGAATGCCTTCCTGATGGCCTCCCGCGTCACCGTGTCCGGTGGTTTGGGAGGCTCATGGATTACTCTCATTCTTTTTTTCTCATGCTTACGCTATTGGCGAGGCTACTGTGCCGTTGCCGTTGGTAAGCATATCAATTGCCCAAACTCCGGTAATCAAGTCCAGGAGTTTAATCCTATCACCGATAAGACCGCCTGTGGTCGTACCGTTCATTGAAATAAGATCGAAGTTATCAGCGACAACAGCTGGATAGGCCGCTATTGCATCAGATGTATCCGTATCCACCTGATAGACGTGACCCAAAAACTCATCGGAATCGGAATCGGTGGCAATCGAATGGACGTTTGATGTGACGGTAACGCTCACAATCAATTCGACCTTTAACCCAGACCCAGTTGCCGCCGGGAGTGTTATTACAGATCCATCCGCCTGATCAAGAAGGATTATTTTGTTGTGGTGAAGAGCCTTACTCAAGGTCAATGTGGACCCTGCGCCAACGGGAAGATTGTCTGATAGAGCCGTCAATATTAGGCCCGTTGAATCCCTGACCAGCTTGGCAACCGTTTCACCATCGGAACCTGTGAGAAAAACGGTATAATTGGCGTCCAAATTATTGGATATATCGTTGAAATACCCTGATGCCAACATCGTCGCCAAGGTGTCCGATGTGTTGATGTAATATAAAATTTTCCCATCGCCGTACGCCTGCCCTTTCCCACCAATTGCTTTTAAACCTGCTCGCCGAAAACTCATGATAATACCTCTGTTCTAATTGTGTTCCCGTTTTAAGGTTAATCCCAAGGCAACGGTTTCAGCCTTTTATTTCATTGCCTCACGCAATGGTAATTTAGATTTGTCCAGCAGTTCTTCCATCGTCCAACCAGACCGAAGCGCAATGGTTATCGCCTTCTGCACCCGCTTGAGTGATCCCTTCTTGACCTTGGCCTTGCCGCCCTTGACTTGAGCGGCTTTCTTTGGGACTCGGCCTCCTTTTGATCGTTACGCGTGTGGCATCATCTAGCTCCTAATGGAAGTCCTTCGACTCCTTTGATAATACGGTCAAGCAATTCCTTCTCGACCTTGGCCTGGTTCGCCAATATATCGGACGTGGTTTTTGCCTGATCCATTTCGATTCCAGCCAAAATCTCCTTGACCTGGGCCAATACCTTCTGCGCGCTGGCCGTGTTCATGATGGCCTTGCTGTCGCGCTCTCGACCCTCTGATTCCGCCTGTATAGCCAGCGACTCCGCCAATTGAGCCTGCGGATCTTTCTGCTGGTTCTCCTGTAACTGAGCCATGAATTGCTTCTCCTCGTCGGTCTCCGGGTCCGCCAGTCCCATTGTGAGGAAGTCGCGGCGCACCATCTTCTTGAGCGGATCGAGGCCGGGACCGGTGATGTTCTGTAAAATCATGGCAATAATGACCGGAGTATATTTGGCTCCGTCCGGCGTGTTGGAAAGCGCTTCCAGCATTCCCTTCAATTCCTCAACAAGCTGTTCCCGCATAGAATCATACTGAGGACCGATATCGGCATAGACCCGGAACCGTTTACCGGCGATCTTGTTGGCCTGAAATGGTTTGCCTGTTTCCTCATCCACGGTAACTCCAAGGATCATCTCGCTACCCTCAACCCCGTCTTTACCAAGGGTTCTGAGTAGTCGCGGCGTATCGTACACTTCCTGGGCAATGGACAGATAAACTATTCCCTCCCATTCCTGGGACACCCCTATATTGTCCATAATAGGCTTCGTATCCTGGTTCTCTCGTTTGATGAGGGCATTGATAGCTTTGCCGGATGCGTTGGGGTCCAGCGTGTCTTGAGGGACTCCTGTGATGGACTGGATGAAGTTCGGAACAATCTGCATGAGGGAAGTCATGGCCTCATTGAGTTGCGCGGGTTCCAGGTATCCGAGTGGTCCTGGAGAAATTATCTTCCCGTCTTCGTCCTTAAGAGGATTCGCCAGAAGGTAGGGCAGATTGACCGCGTTCGACCAAGCTTCTTTGACCGGTCCAACCATTTGCTCAGGTGCAAAGATAGGCTTCTTGGTTCCTGTGCCACATGCGATCTCAGCCATTTGAGATATCTGAGTATTGAATATCCTTTGTGGATCTTTCAAAGTCCGAATCAGACCCTTGTACCATTCCTGCCCGTCCAAGTATCCCCTGTATCCGTACATCCTGATGATTGGAAGCCACTTTCCTGCAATCTTGCGGGTCTTTTCCAGGATAGCGTCACCGGAAAACACTGTCTTCTCCACGGTCTGAATGATGATCTTTCGTTTACGGATAAACTCGATGTTCGGATTGGCCTTCAGTTCGTCCTTGATGCTGTCATGGGCCAGCTTCTCATAATGTTCCAGGGTTCCTCCCCCGTCCTCACCACTCGCTTCCAGGTTCCGGTAAACCCATACCGTTTGCTTCCGCCTGTTGATCTCGTACCGGGTGGCAATGTATATGAGTTCCTGATTCTGATTGCTATAAGACGAATAGCCCCAATTGTCTGGTTGGAAAGCAGATACAGGGTTCCGCCCAGGGTATTGGTCGAGGAAGCTGGATGGCGTGAAGGTCTCCAATCTCGTAACATGACGGGCATCCCGTTTGTCAATCCATTTAGAAGCACCATCCCAATACACGGTATTGAAACCGTTATAGATCGGACGGAACACAACCCGCTGATTCTCGTTTTCCGGGTCGCTGTCGTCCTCAAACTTCGTAGCCAGCATATAATCGCCGCATCCACAGACCGCAACTTCCTCCACCGCATTGTCCTGGGCAATCTTCCCCGCTTCCTCACGGAAGTCTATCCGCCTGCGTCCTGTCAGTAGTTCGGCTTCCTTGTCACTGGCGGCATCATCATCTGGTTTGTACTCCACGCCAACGCTGTTTGAGTTCCATTCCGCAATGAACCGGTTCTTAAAAGGACTGGTGATATCAAGCTGGAACTTGGCCCGGCGATTGGTAACTGTCTCCTCGAAGCCATCCCAATGACCGTTGGGAGCGTAAAAGAAGTTCATGTCCTCCCAAGCCTTCTCGCGCTGGTCCCGGCCTGCATCCGAATCCTCCTGCAACTCCTCCTTGAATTGTTGGAGCTTGGCGGCATCGCCCTCTGAAAGCTCTGGCGAGGACAGCATGGATTGTTCGTGGAGTGAGTGAAGCATAGAGTTAAATCCTTGAAAGTTGGATTTTTTTAAGTGTCTGTTTTTATTAACCTGAATGCCTGTCCGTCACCGGTGGGGCAACCATCATTTCCAGGCACTTATCGCAGGTCACGTTCTTGTCCATCGTATTCACTTCATCTAGTTGACAGTCAAGGTCTGGTGAGCATAACGCTTTGATGTATATGAATATCCCATCACCAACGACCCGAATAAGACGATTGTCCATGAAGTTCCCAATGTTCTTGTGGATCATGTTCTTCACATCCTCACCATTTCCGGGATATCGTAGATATCCTTATCGGGTTCCTTCACAAACACCGGTATCTCCATAGACTGCATGATCGAATCAGCGAGGTTGGGTGATTCTATCTTCAATCGGTCCTTCATTTCCCTCTTTGTCATGATCTGAAAGTAGCCGGATGGATTGATTTTCCTGGGGATGCGGCATATTTCAGACCTTACCTGGTCGATACATTTGATACTTGAACAGATGCTTATCATTTCATCCGGGTCAACGTACTCACCACCATTGACGGCCCTGAACGTATTGTAAAACCTGTCTCGAAGCCGACCATAATACTGCGCCCTCTTGTTTTTAAACGTCTGCTTATTGGTCTTGGCCTCTGATCGCAATAGACGCTTGTCGGGCTGATAGATTTCTTCGGGGTTCACCGGTCCCTCTGAACCCTTGAACATGATGCAATCCACCTTCATGCCGTCAAATGCCCCAAGAACCTGACGCTTGAGTGAGACACCCATGCCATCACAGTCCCAGATAAAGATGTCCGCCTTGACCTCATTGGCATAGCTGGTCGCCCAATCACACCCTTCGTTCACGTCACCATCGTCTTTCTCAAATACGTCCAGGATGACCGCTCCCTGGCGCAAGCACAGCCCTTTCGGGTCTGGTCCTGTGTCAGAGGGATCATGAGAGACTATCTTCGCACCCTGTGCCTTGAACCCAAGTTTTATATGGGCATCAATCGCCGCGTCAAACCATTCAGCCGGGATAATCGCATCCTCCACCGAGTCATTGAATGCGCCTTCCCAGATATGATCGTACTTTGCTCTGGAAAGATGCTCATAGTCCCATAGGCGTTGCTTTTCCAGTTCACTATGCCAAGGGTTGTCCCTCCAATTCATCATGACTATAAGGTGCATATCGTCTTCGTAGAACCCATGCTTATCCAATTGCTGTTTAAATGGAACGATGAACCGTTTACTAAATGGATCGTTGGAGGCCATACAGTTCCCGGTGAAGAACAACTGAGAATCGTTGGCTCGGATGGTGGGGAGTAAATCTTCGATGGATTTTTCGGAGAGGTCTTGCGCTTCTTCAATCCAGGAATACTTGAAGCCCTGGGCAGACCTTACTGCGGCTGAGTTCCTGGCGAACCCTTTGTAGCGGAACGATCCACCGCCCATGAAGTCGATCTTCTTTTCGGTAACATTCACATCCTGAAAGCCTAAACGCTCGATCAACGTGGATAACAGCTTATGTACAGAATCATCAATCGAGTTCTGGTATTCACGGCCACAGAGTATATCAGCGCCTTCACTCTGGGCCTTCATTAGCATAATTCTGGCAACACCTTCGGACTTGGCCGACCCTCGACCACCAATAAAGACGACCAACCTGGCCCTTGTGGTCAGCGCCCTCTCCATCTTAGGAGGAAGCTGAATCTTTATCTCCAATGTTGCCATGTATTATTTCCACGGTGAACTTTGTTTTTATTGGGCCGCCACCTTCTCCGCTGTGCTGATGATCCTGTTTTTCATGGTATCCATGCTTTCCCAGGACCAGTTTGGCAATGGAGGGATTGAACGACCCGTCGAGTCCGTTATCGACAAGCGTAAACTCTTGAATTGCCAGAAGATCGTCCAATATGTTGGAAAACTCTTTCTTTTCTTCCTGAGATGACCAATCGTAAATAGTTGATCTGTTTAGGTTTAGGTGAATTGCAAGTCTGGCAACACTGGGTATTTTATGGCTTAGTTCTTTCCACTCACCATCTACATAATCACGCGCCTTTTGGACGATCTCCGGTGTGTAGTCTGTGGGCCTTCCTCCTGGCATTATTTAATCCTCACTCATAATTCTTTTATCCCCTTCGGGGCTTCGCCCCTTGTTTCTTACAACCTAAGATCGGAAGAGCACACGTCTGAACTCCAGTCACATCACGATCTCGTATGCCGTCTTCTGCTTGAAAAAAAAAA